GACTACTTATGACTTGTAACCCAGCTAAAAACTGGGTGTATACTGAGTACTACCGCCCATATAAGGAAAACAAATTAAAGCCATATAAAAGGTTTATACAAAGCTTAGTAGTGGATAATAAGTTTATAAGCCAGCACTATGAAACTCAGCTAAGCCAATTAGATGAGCTAAGCAAGCAAAGGCTATTATATGGCAACTGGGAATACGATATTAGTAATGATAGCTTAATAGATTATGATGCAATACTTAATATATTTAGCATAAAAGGTAAGCAAGGTAGTAAGTATATAACTTGCGATGTAGCACGATTTGGGGCTGATAAAACCGTTATAATACTTTGGATAGGGTTACATATAGAAAAGGTGGTAACATACCTTAAAAGCGAGATACCACTAATAGTTAAAACTATACAAGAAATGCAACAAGAGCACCAAGTACACTTAACTAATATAATAATAGATGAGGATGGGGTAGGGGGTGGTGCCAAAGATTACTTAAGGTGTAAGGGCTTTGTAAATAATAGCCGCCCTATTAATGCTGAAAACTACCAAAACCTTAAAACTCAATGCTATTATAAATTAGCTGACTTAATAAATAAAGGGCAATTAGGTATAACGCTAAATGATATAAATATAAAAAAGCATATTATTGAGGAACTAGAGCAGGTAAGAACTAAGGACGCGGATAAGGATAATAAGCTACAAATAATACCAAAAGAGGATATAAAAGTTAATATAGGTAGGTCGCCTGATTATGCAGATGCTTTAATGATGCGAATGTACTATGAGTTACAACCTAATTTTGGTAAGTATTTTGTACAATAAAAAGAAAACTACCTAGCTTTTTACGACAATAAAGAGTGCTAGGTAGCTTAACTTACTACTAAAAACAGGGCAAGAATACGAATTTTAAACTAAATATGAAAATTATCTATTAATTATTAAGGATTATCTTATGAAAATAAATGTAAAAAAAGGTGGGCAAAATGAGCAATACACTTTAATTAATGATTGGAGTGATGTCACTTTAGAGAAATGGGCTGCACTAATAGCTGGTAAAAAGGTAGCTAAAGGTAAGGCAGCTGAGGCTATAGCTAATATAACGCAATTAAGTGATATGCCATCTCAAATTGTTAAGGAATTAAGCTTAGCTGATGTAAGTAAACTAATGGCTAAAATAGCCACTATACAAAGTATGGCTAAAACTGAGTTAGTGCACAAAATAACTATTGAGGGCATAGAGTATGGTTTCCACCCAAACTTAGAGGAAATAACTTTAGGGGAATGGGCTGATTTAGAACACTGCATAGAGCAAGGGCTACAAGATAATATGCACAAAATAGTAGCTATACTATATCGCCCTATTAAAGAAACTAAAGGTAATTGGTATAGCATAGAGCCTTATTGTGTAGAGGGTAAAAGGTTAAGGGAACAAATTTTTAAGCAAATGGGTGCAGCTGAGGTAGAAAGTGCCTTGCTTTTTTTTTGGACTTTCGTAAGCAAACTATTAAATCTTTTGCCGTTGTTTTTGACGGAGAGGCTGAAAGCGGCGACATCATAGGTGATGAAAACGCTATGCAAGAAATGGGGCGTAATAATGATGAGCAATTCGCCCAGCGTTGGGGCTGGTTTGGGGTAATGTATAGATTGACAAATGGGGATATAATTAAATTAGAGCCAATAGCAAGGCTAGAGCTTTACACTTGTTTAACTTGGCTTAGCTATGAAACGGACTTAGAATTAGTAACTAAAACACAAAGAAATGCCAGAAAGTAGATACGCCTTATGGAGAAATAAAGATAGCAAAAGTGTTACCGACCAATACCCTTATGATAGTATAAGGTATAAAACTTTTAATAATGTTTTGGACACTATATGCTGTGTGGCGTTTAAGCACGCTTTTGTAAACCAAGTAGATTATGGGGATATATGGGAAGTAGATTTAGAAAAAAATACTAAATATCCATACTTTCATTGTGTACCTGTAAATGTAAATACGGGTACCTCTACACTTACTTATAATTTTCAACTAATTATAATGGACTTAGTAGAGCCTGACCAAAGTAATGAGCAACAAGTACAAAGCGACACACTACAAATACTATTAGATATATTAAGCTTATTTAGGAATGGGGATATAACTAAAGTTGATGCCGCTGATGTGCCAACATATTATACTGATGGCGATTATACTATTACCCCTTTTACTGAGAGATTTGACGCAAGTGTAACTGGGTGGCTAATGGACTTTGATGTAATAGTTGATAACCCTTACCCAGCTTGTAATGTACCTTTAAAAGATGATAAAAACTGCATAGATTAAAAACAATGTATAAAGCTAACCCATATCTAGTAAAACTAAGAACTAAATATATTCATAGTGATATACTAGACAAGGTATATAATGGCTTAGACACGCTTAAAACAATTAATAAATAAATAAAGATTATGGCAACACTAACTAGTACAATTACCGAAAGTGTTACCCTTAATGGGGCGGTAAGGGGTAGTACCCAAACACTAACAATAGATGGAATAGAAACCGTAGCTGAAAAAATAATGGAGTGCCCACACGGTGGGGGCGAAGTAGGGGCGGCTACTATAATTGGTAACTGGGCTAAGACTACTAACTCAGCTGCAAAATACCAAAGTTATGATTATAATGATAGTGAGTATGTAAGAGTAACTAACCTTAACGCAAATGTAACTATAAGGGTAGCTTTTGTAAGTAATGCTAAAGATGACCAATGTAGTGAGGAAAGAGCAACTGCTGATACTTGTAATTTTCAGCTAAGACCTTATGAAAGTGCTATTATGTTTGCAACTGAAAAAGGTAAGTTAGGTGAAGCAACCGAACCTGTATGGAGTACTACAATGACTGATTTAAGTTATATAGCAATATGGAACCCTAGCACTGGCGAGGGTGCTGAAAGTGTAAATGTAGAATTATTTACAGCTGGTAAGAAATAATGGAAACCACAAGCCAGCAAAGAGCCCTAGCAAGCTTTGCTAAAAATGTAGTAAAAGCTGCAAAAAGTAACCTTAAGGCTAAAAAGGGTGCTACTGCTTTAGCTAGTAGTATAGGGTATAACCTAGAGCTCAAGGCTGATAGTTTTGTAGTGAGCTTTAAAATGGCTGACTATGGTACTTTTGTAGATAAAGGTGTAAAGGGTAGTGGTGGCGATATAGCTAATGGTAGGCACGCTGGTAGCTGGGGTGGTAGGCGTTACTATAGAACTTGGCAAGGTAAGCGTAAGGATAGCCCTTTTGCTTTTGGTAAAAGTAAGGGTGGGGGCTTAACTAAAGCTATAGAAAAATGGATAAAGAAAAAAGGGATAAGCTACAAAGGCTATACCACTAAAACCCTTACAATGCTCATAAGTAGGAATATATATATAAAAGGAATACACGGCATAAGCTTTTTACAAAATGCCTTAGAGGATAACCTAAAAAATTTAAAACAAGATTATGCAATAGCTTTTAAAGACGATTTTGTAGAAACTGCTTTTGCTGGAATAAAAAGAAAATAATATGTCAATAGCAATAATACAAAGACCTTACTTAGTTTTACTACCTGCAAGTACACCAACTATATATACTTGTAAGCTTGATACTATAGTGCAAAATGAAACCCAAGTAAAGTTTATATGTGAAATATCAGTAGCTAGAAATAATGATGTAAATACTAATTTGCCTATAGCTACTTTAAAAACAAGCCCAAATAGGCGTGGGGTGGGTATGTTTGATGTAAGCCCAGTAGTAGAAGCTTATGTTAAAGCTCAGCACGAAGGTAGACAAGGTATTACCTCACAAAACCCTAACCAAAGTAGTGCCTTTAAATTTACTAATTTTACCCAACAAACACCACACGCTATACACTTAATAGACCAATTTTGTACTAATAGTACTAATATGGTATGGTTTAAATGTAAGTTTAGAATAGAGTATTTAAACACAGCTAATGATAGTGTAGAAATAGATGATATGTATGATAGGTCGGATGTACAGCGTATGGCTTATAATGGAGTACTAACAAATGATGACCCAATTACTTATAGCCCTGCACCTTATAACCATTATTACTATAATTTAATGGATGTAAATTATGCAAATGGTAGTGGCGATTATTTAATTAGGGGTGCCGCTGGTAGTACTATAGGTGGTAAATTTTTAACTAATATGCCAGCTAATGAGATTTGTAATAAAGGTGGGGAAACTAGGTGCCCACCTACTCTTAAGTTGCCTATGAGTGAAAACGATTATGGAACCGTAGCTTTTTTTAATTGTATAAATATAGGTAAATTACAAACTATGCCAAGCCAAGCAAATAAAGCTATAAAATATATTGCCTCAGTTTTCTATAATAGTAGTGGTAGTGTAATATACCAAGACCTATGCGAAAATGTACCAATAAATGGTGGTAAAAGTGGTATACCACCTGACAATGATATAAGTTGTAAGTGGATATATTTTGGGCACGGCTTGGGTAACTTTAAAGGTAGGGGTGGTACTATACCTGCTAATGCTGTAGGCTATCAAGTATATGCAAGTGATGGTACGCTTGATGGTGGGCAATATGTAGCAACTAGTAGAATATATGATTTTGAAATAATATATGATGATTGTAGAGGTTATGAGCCAGTAAGATTATGCTGGCAAAATAGGCTAGGTGCTTGGGATTATTATACCTTTAATTTAAAAAGTAAAAAAACCGTAAAAGTAAAAGCTAAAACTTACCAGCAATTAAGTGGTACTTGGAATGAAGAAACTTGGAGACCTAAAGACCACTTAGGGGGGCAAAGAGTATACACTAACCAAGCTACTGAAAATTGGACTATAAATAGTGATTATATGGATGAAAAGGTGGCTGCTTGGCTACAAGAGTTATTTGAAAGTAGTGAGGTTTACATAGTACACCCTTTTGATAGTACTAACCCACTACCAAGCTTTGACCACGCTACTTATATACATAAATACATAGAGCCAGTACTAATAAAAACTACTACCTATACTAAAAAAACAAGGGCTAATGATGGTTTAATACAATATAGCGTTAAGTTAGAAAAAAGTAAAAAACTAAATATACAAAGAGCATAATATATGGCAAGTTTTAAAAATAGTGTACAACTCATTTTATATCCACAAGTATATGATGGCTACCACGAGTATACAACTACTAATTCTACAAGTGGTGGTAGTAATCCTACCCACACTGGTAAGCCGCCAATTACTGAGCCTTACCAAGTACCTATACTAGGAACTGAAATTCTAGGAAATGCAACCTTTAATAAGCCTAGTTTTGGCACTGCAACTAATATAGGTGCCCCTACTGGCAATTACTTAGCTAGTAATAGTGTAGCTTTAAGGACAGCCCCAGCACCTATAGGACAATGGCGGTTAAGTTATACCAATAATTTAGTAGGTAATGAGCCAAATATAACAGGCGGAAAGCTTAATTTAACTACTAGCCCTACACAAGGTAGTACCTCAATAGCTTATACTACCGTAAGTGGCTTACAAGCGGGTAATAGCTATAGGGTTTTAATAACTATAGATAGTGCCCCAGTAGGTACCTTACAAATAGGTGCAACTGGCGAAAGAGGTAGCTGGGAACAACCATCAAAAGAAAATAATTTAGCAAGAGTAGGGCAACTAGGGGGCGTAAAGGGAATGATACAAGGCAAAGATGATTTTATAAAAGCAAGTAATGGTATGAATTATGGTGCACCTTTAAGGCAAGCTATAAGTACGCCTACTAGGTTTTACCAAAATTTTACAGCTAATGCTAATGCTGAGGTATTACAAATTTCTTATAGCTCTAATAGCACTACCCCAGCAATAATAGGTGAAGTAAGTTTAGTAGCAACTAATACAGATTACCAAGTAAATAGCGGAAACGATTTACACGACCATAATGGGGGCTTAGACCCAAAGCCACCATTTGTAACAAAAACTAAATTTTTAGATGATGGGCAAGTTATATTAGATTTATATAAAGACCAAACCATACCGCTTAATTTAAGTGTAGATGAGTTTACAAAAGTAGATGAAAAAATAGCTAGCTATAGTAAAAGCTTTATGGTGCCAGCTACTAAGCATAATAATAAGATATTTAGTTTTTATTTTGATGTAACTCGTACACAAAATAGAGATGTATTTTTCTTTAACCCATTTGCTAAAACAAGGGCAAAAATTAAAGAGGATACCGTTCTTATTTTTGAAGGGTGGTTAAGGTTAATAAATGTACAAATAAAAAATGGGGAAATAAGCTATAATATAAATTTATATAGTGAGCCTACCACTTTTTGCGATTATTTAAAAGCAGCTAAGCTAGGGGATATAGATATGTCTGAGCTAGGGCACGAATACGATGTAGCTAGTATTGAAGATAGTTGGGATGATACTATAGGTTTACCACTTTCAAACCCACTTAATGTTAATAGTAAGGCTTATGATGCCGCACTTGGGGCTAATAATACTAATGTGCTTAAATACCCTTTTATTAATTGGGCTGGCTCTTTTACTTTATTAGACCCTGATACGGTATTTTGTGGTATAAAAGAGATGGTATTTCGCCCAGTAATACAATGCAAATATCTTTTAGATAAAATGTTTGAGGCTACACCTTTTAGTTATAAAAGTAACTTTTTAGAAAGCACTTACTTTAAGAATTTATATATGGACTATAATTATAGTGGGGAACTAGCTATGATGTATATAAATTTTCAAATGAAAAACGAATTAGAGTGGGGGGCTACTAATACTGGGGGTAATTGGACAGATTTAGTATACCCTTTATTGGTTGCTGAAAACCCAAGTGGAACTAGTGTACAGCACTATAATAGTTTAGATGGTAAGTTTACAATGCAATATGATGGGCACTTATATTGTGGTGGGCAAATGAGGTTTTACCGCGATTGGTTTAATTTACAAGGGCAAGTAAGATTAGTTTTAGACCAAACTGCAAATGGTGGTGTAGTTTCTTACCCTAATACTGACACTATAAGTTGGTATGATAGTAACTGGACAGCTGGTATAGCTAATTGTGGGGCTTTAGATGGTACAAATGCACCAATAACCTTAGCAGACCAACAGCAATGCGGGGCGGGGCGTACACCAAACCTTTATACTACTTTAATGAATTTACAAGCAGGCGATGTAGTTTATTTTCAATTTAGAAAAACTGGTGGAAATGCCGCTGGAACTATATGGCAAAGTACCAATGCACAGATAGCTGATTGGAACCACGATTATTTAGAGGGGCTTTATAATGATAGTGAATTAAATAAAATAAATTTTATAATTTTAGGTGGGCAAAGCACTATGGCTTTTTTACAACAAGGCTTAAGAGCTCAGCTTAACCAGTATGAATTTTGGAATGGTTTAAAAACTATGTTTAATTTAGTTACTATGCCTGATAAAACTACTGAAAACTCTTTATTGATAGAGCCTTATTATGATGTATTTTTAGGTAACCCTAATACAAAGCAACTTGATTGGACTGAAAAAGTAGATGCTAGTAATATAAAAATAGAGCCACTAAATAAAATACCTAAAACTACCCATTTTAGTTATGTAAAAGATGATGATGATTTTAGGCTTACCCAGTACTTTAATGCAACTGGTGGCTATTTATATGGCACTAAAACATATACCGCCCCAGACCAATTTTTTAGCTTATTAGCTGGAGAAAAGAAAATAGAGGCTAAGCCTTTTGCCCCAACTATAGCCGCACCTCTTACAATGCTTTTCCCTGACTTTATTTGTAGCCATATTTACGCAAGTACTGATGAGGGCTATAGTTCTTTTGAAAATAAGCCTCGTATATTATATAATGAGGGGCTTTTTAATACACCAACTGCTATAAGTGGTAACCAAATGGCTTATGGTACTACTAACTTTGGGTGGTTTTTAAATACTCATACCTCATACCTAAGAATGACACACTTAAGCTTGATACCTACCTCAAGTGCTACTGATGATTTAAACTTTGGCGAGTGCCCACTAGTACAACCTTTAGGGGCTAGCCCTATAAATGGTTTATTTAACCAGTATTGGAAACCATATTATGACCAACTATATAACCCTGATGCAAAAATAGTAAAACTTAAAATGAAACTAACACCAAAAGAGTTAGCTGAATTTGAGTTCTATGATACGGTACTTGTAAAAAATAGGGAATATAGAGTTAATAAAATACAATATAATAGTGGTTTATTAGCTAGTGTAGAATTAATACTTATATGTTAATATGAAATATAAATATGGATACCTTATAAAACCCCTTAGAACAAGCCCTACTGGAGTAGTAGAGTTTACTAATGGTACTAACCTATGTAACCCTAATCAAGCTGAGTGTGAGGCTTACGGGTATACTTGGAATAAAGTTAGTAAAACTTGTGTAGCTTGGCAAGCAGATAAGCAAATAGCGGTACAAAATACAACTTTAGGTATAGGTAATAAGCAAGAGGGTGTAAGGAACACGGTAGAGGCTGGTAGCTTTTATAATAATACTAATGGTGCTGATAATGCAATAGGAAAAGGTGTACAAAATAGTACAATAAGTGGTAGGGGTAATGTAATAGATGATAATATATTAAATGCAAGCGTAAGTGGTAGCTATGGCAAAGTACAAAGGCAAGCCGAAATAGTATTAGGTGGTGGTAATTTTGGGCAAGACCCTAATTATAATGGTTTTGCACAAAGTAGTACTATACACGCAATAACAAGGACAAGTGGTAGTGGTACCTTTATAGCTGGAATAGGTGGTGGTACTACACCCATACCAGTACAAAGCCATAGTGTAATAATTTTTGATATAATTGGCACGGTAATTAAAGAGGCTGGGGGCGATAATTGGCAATTTAATCAAAGAATAGTAGCCACTATGGAAAACAATAAGCAGGCTAGTTATTGTAATGTAAGTAGTAGTATAGATTGTGGACCAGCCCCTGAGGGGTGGACATATCCCTCATTTTTACAATTAGGTAATGAGGAAGTAGGGTTTGGAGATTTGCAAGTTAATGTAAGTGGCTTAGCTGAAATAAACCTTACTTATAATTTAAAGATAGAGTTAATAGAAACAAGAACCGTAAACGACTTTTAAAATGGCTGAAACAATAGATTTTGAGGTAAAAAGTGATATAGGCAAAGCAACAAAAGAAACTAGAGATTTTGCCAAAGAGTTACAAAATGCTACCACTAATGTAGATAACTTAAATGAGCAATTAAGCATACAAAATGATGTAATAAATGACTTAGATAAGGACTTAGTTAAGATGGAAGCTCAGCTAAGAGAAACGCCTAAAACTGGGGCGGCTGGTTACTATGATTTAGAAAGAGCTATAGCCGCTACAAAAGATGAAATAAAGCTTGAAAAAATAGCCTTAAGAGAATTAAACCAAGACCGAGCTGAGGCAATAACTAGTATGAAAGAGCTAGAGGAAGAAACTAAAGCGGCTGGTAAGGCGGCTGCTGATGGTAAAAAAGGGTTTACAGCTTTAGGCACTGGAGTTAAGGCGGTAGGTACCGCTATGAAAGCAATGGGTATAGGTTTAATAATTGCCGCTTTTGCCGCCCTTAAAGAGGCTGTGGAAAGAAACCAAAAGGCAATGGATATGATAAATGCTGTGGTAACCACAGTCAGTACCACCTTTAACCAAGTTGTAAGTGCACTTGTAGATACTTATGAGTGGGTAACTAAGAGTAGTGAAAGATTTGATGGGCTTACCAAAGTAATAAAAGGGCTTTTAACTATTGCAATAACACCCCTTAAGCTTAGTTTTTATGGTATTAAATTAGGTGTAGAACAAGCTATGTTAGCTTGGGAAAAAAGCTTTTTAGGTAGTGGCGACCCAAAGCGTATTAAAGAGCTTACAGCTGGGATACAAGAAACTAAAGCAAGTATAGAGGAAGTAGCCCAAGAGGCGGTACAAGCTGGTAGTGATGTAATTAATAATTTTGGTGATGCTATAGGCGAAATAAGTGCAATAGCTACCCACGCTGTAGATGGTTTAAGTGAGATAAGCGTATCAGCTAACTATGCTATGGCTCAATCTATGGTAGAAGCTGGTAATAATGCTAAGCTTGCAGCCGCTGAAATACAAGGTTTAATAGAGCAATATGATAGGGAAGCTGAGCTACAAAGGCAAATAAGGGATGATGTAAGCCTTAGTATGGAAGAAAGAATAGCGGCAAATGAGGAATTAGGGCGTATATTAGATGAGCAAGCTGAGGCTATGCTAAGGCAACAAGATATAGTAATTGCCGCCGCCCAAGCTGAGTTAGACGCTAACCAAGATAATATAGATATGCAAGTTGCTTTAACTGAGGCAATAAATGAAAGGGCGGCTATTGAGGCACAAATAACTGGCTTTAGGAGTGAGCAATTAACTAATACTAATGCTTTACTATTAGAGCAACAAGCTATTGAGGATGAAATAATGGCTAAAAAATTAGAGGAAGAAGAATTTCTAATGAATTTGCAAACTGAAAATATGTTACAAAGTATTACAAATTTAGAGGAAAGAGCTATGAAAGAGCTTGAGATAATGAGGGCAAGGGATATAGCTGAGGTGCAAAGTTATGAAAACAAAGAGGCAATAATAGCTGAAATAAATAAAAAGTATGATAAAAAAGCGGCTGTTTTAGATAAAAAAGCAAGTGACGCTAAAAAGAAAATGGATAAGCTTGAAATGAAAGGCAAGCTTGATTTAGCTAAAGATACTTTTAATAATATAGCTACTATTATGGGCGAGGAAAGCAAGGCGGGTAAAGCCGCCGCCGCCGCTGGGGCTATTGTGTCTACTCTACAAGGTGCCACTAGTGCCTTTGCGAGTTTAGCACCTATACCTTTTGTAGGACCAGTATTAGGGGGTATTGCTGCCGCCGCCGCCCTTGTAAGTGGTTACGCAAATGTAAAAGCTATTTATGCTACTAAAGAGCCTGATGGTAGTACTGGTGGTGGGGGCGATGGTGGTGGTGGTGGTGGAGATACACCAGATGTAGCCGCCGCCGCCGCAAGTGCGGCTGATGAGGGTACTATAGCCCCACAAATGGTAGGTGGAGAATTTGAGCTTGGAAGTGCTGAGGCACCTGAAGCCGCTAAAGCTTATGTCGTAACAGATGAGATGACGGATAGCCAAGAGCAGCTAGAGGGTATTAGGCGTAGGGCTAGCGTATAAAATGAAAATAAAATAATAACTAATAAAATACATTAATAATTATGCCGTGTACAAAATGTAAAGACGAAAAATATAAATGGGGAAAAACTGGCTCTTGTAAGTATGCTACAAAAGAGCAATGCGAAGAGGCTAACCCTAAAAGTAGCAATTATGCTAAAAAAATAAATAAAGTAACTAGAATTACTGAGCTTGTAATAAGTGATGAAAATGTAGAGCTAAGTATAGATGCTATTAGCCTTGTGAGCCAACCAGCGATTGAGGAAAATTTCGTGTTCTTTAATAAGGGAAAAAATAACTTAACTTTAGCTAAAGCTGATGAAGAAAAGCGTATGCTAATTAGCCCCGCACTTATCCCTGATAAATCTATATTTAGGTACGACCCAAATACACAAACTGAGTACTATGTCTACTTTAGTAAGAGCACAGTAGAGCAAGCTAGTATGATGTACTTAAAATATAATAACCACCATAAGGCTACTACTCAGCACGAGGATAGAGTAGCTGGGGTTTTAACTATTGAAAGTTGGATAAAAGAGGGGGAACAAGATAAGAGTAATATGTATGGATATGATTTGCCTATTGGAACTTGGTTCGTTAAGATGAAAATAGAAAATGACGAGATTTGGAATAGGATAAAAGCAGGCGAACTTAAGGGCTTAAGTATTGAGGGGTATTTCGTGGATAAGCTAGAAAAATTAAGTGCACCAGCTAAGCCAACAAATGAGGAATTACTAAAAGAGTTACTAAACATAATAAAAGAAAAATAAAATGAGCATAGAAAAATTTACTAAAGCTGTAAAAAGCTTTGAAAAAAATAAAAAAGTGGCTAGTGGTTACATAGCTCTTAATGATTTAAAAATTTTGGATAGGTATTTAAAAGAGGCTAAAATAAGGCGTAAAGATATTAAAGTAGCACGCCAAAAATTTGCTGATAGTTTTTTAGAGGAAAGCAAATTAGAAAATGAACAAAGGCAATCTAATACTATGGTAGAAGTAGCTAAGGATAAAGTAACTGAGTATAGAAAAGAAAGTACTGCTAGGCTTGGTGTACTTAATAAAGAGGTAGACCAAAGGCAAAACACTTATAATAAGGATAGGCAAGCTTATGAAAAAGCAAAAGTAGTTACTGAAAAATTAGCCTCAAGCTCAGATAATGCCTATAATGAGGGTGTACAAATGGCTAATAGGTTTGATACAGCTATAGAAAACTTTTTAAATGCCGCTAAAGCACTTGGGGTTAATGTTAAGGTAGATAAATATAAAAAAGCCGCTGACGACCTTAGAATTAAATAGCAAAATCAAATAAACTTAAAATAAATACTTTATTAATTAACGGATATATACAAAAACAAAAACTATTATGGATATTAGAAAACAAATTTTAACCGCTTTAGGGATTGAAAAAACAAACCTTGAGTGGCAAGCTAAGCTAACTGATGGCACTATTGTAGTAAGTACTGCACCTGAGTTAGAAGTAGGAGTTGATATTTCAATTTTAACTGAGGACGGAACAAGTATGCCCTTACCAGTAGGAAGTTATGAAACTGAGGATGGGGTAGGTTTTGTAGTTGAAGAAGATGGAATAATTGCTGAGCTATTAACTGAGGAACAAGAGGCACCAAGTGAGGCAACTGATGATGAGGCAGCTGAGGTAGTAGAGGCTGGCGAGGACACAGGCGAAAATGATGATGAGGCTGAGGTAGGCGACTGGGCTGGTATGGAGAAAAGAATTAAAAACCTTGAAGACGCAATAGCTGATTTAAAATCTAAAGTAGATGGTGGGGATGCTGAGGTAGTAGAGGAAGTAGAGGCAAAAGCTGAGCCTAAAAAAGCTACACCAAAAACTATTAAGAAAACTGAGGTAACTGAATTTGAGGCTTTAAAAGCTGAAAATGAGGAATTAAAAGCTAAGCTAGTTGAGTTAAATAAATCAGCGGGTGCTGAGGCTTTAAACTTAAATAGATTTAGCACAGCTAAAAAGGCTAAGCCTTTAACTAAAGCAGAATTAAAAAAGCTAACCCCACAAGAAAGGTTTGCTTATAACATTAATAACTAATATAATAATAAATAAAAATTTAAAAAATGGCAAATTTAACGGTAAACGGGAATTTTACAGGCGACCACGCAGGTAAATATATTGCAGCTGCTTTAAAAGAAAGCACTTCTTTAGAGTATATGACTGTGATGGAAAACATTAAGTACAAAAGAAACATAACTAAATTAAGTGGGCATAAAGGCGAAGGCGATTATGACCATATAGTTGGTAATAGAAGTTGTGATTTTACAAGTAGAGGTAAACTTGATTTAACTGATAAGGTTTTAGAACCAAAAGCTTTACAAGTAAATTATGAGGTTTGTAAGGGCGACTTAATTAAGGATTGGCAAGCTTTACAAATGAAAGCTGGGCAATGGAATACTAATATGGGTGCTGACTTTCAATCTTTTTTAATTAGCCAAGTAGCTGGCGTTATTGCTGAAAGTACTGAAAACTCAATATGGGGTGGTGCTGATGCAACCGCTGGACAATTTGAGGGCTTTATGACTGGAACGACTGGTTTATTTACTACACCTGATGCGGTAACTTTAGCACCAGCAATTACGGGTGGTGCTTATGCTCAAGCAACTATTATTTCTGACTTATCAGCTTTAGTAGCGGCTGCACCAGCTTCTGTATATAGCCATATACAAGATGACTTATACTTATATATGGGTGTTAAGGCTTATAGAATGTATATAGCGGCTATATCTGAATTAGGTTATGTAAATGCTTACAATATGAATAGCTCTTATGAGCCATATTTCGAAGGTATTAAAGTTGCGGTTTGTTCAGGTATGCCTGATGACAATGCTTGTATAGCTCAAAAATCTAACTTATATTTCGGTACTGATTTATTGAGTGATGAAACTGAAATTCGTATCTTAGATATGAGTATGGTTGATGGCTCAGATAATGTAAGAGTCGTAGCTAAGTATACAGGTGGTGTACAATTTGGTATCGAAAGTGATATCGTTTGGCAAAAGTAATAACAATAATATAGTAAAGTAGGGGCGTTAAAACCCCTACAATACTTAACACTTAAAAATAAAATAATATGGCAACACCTTGTGATTTAACTAGGGGTAGGGGTTTAGGCGGATGCCTTACTACTCAAGGGGGGGTAAAAAATGTTTACTTCGCCGACTTTGCAACCGCTGAAACGGCTGCAACCAATTCTGAAATGGATACCTTTAATGGGGTAGCTAATGTATACAAATATGCTATGCGTAGGGGTGCTGGTACTTACACAGAAACTATTAATGCAAGTGCAGATAATGGAACTGTGTTTTACACACCATCAACTACTTTAAAATTAGCTAAATTGACAAAAGAAGACCAAAATGAGCTTAAGCTAATTGCTCAAAATACTTTAATTGTTTTTGTAGAGCTTAACGAACAGAATGCCGCTGGGCATAATGTTATAATGTGTATTGGTACTGATACTGGTGCTAATATAAATGGTGGTACTAATACCGCTGGAACTGGGATGGGTGATTTCAATGGTTACGAATGGACTTTCGATTCTAATCAATCTTACCCTTGCTGGATATTAGAGGACTACACTACTGACCCATTTGACAACGCTGGTTTTAATAGTGGTGCGGGTGTAACCATAATATCTTAGTAGCAAGATTTTATATATGTTCTTTAAAGAGGGGTGGCTATTGCTACCCTTTTTTATTTCAATAAAATAAATAGTAATAATTTCTATTACATATTAAGGACTATGATAATAATACAAAAATATAATGGGGGTAGTAGCCAAATAAGTAGCTTTAATTGTAGACCCGTACAGCGTACAAACCAAGTAAAGCAAGATGTAATAAATAGAAGTAAGGATATTTATTTAATATATTTTAGGTGTGATATGAGTGGTAGGGTAGCTTATGCTTATAGTAATGGGGTAATAGATACTAACCCTATTATAACTGATTATGGGGCAAAAAGAAGCAATTACCAATATAGTAATGTAGAAATAGTACAAGTGCCTACAATAGCTGAGGAAAATGTATATGAAAGTATGGTATGTTTTGAGCCAGCTGGTAGTTGGTATTATATAATTTACGAGGTGCACTTCCCAGAAACTACTAGCGTATTATATGATGGCTTATACTGGGGTATGATGCAAGCAGGTTATGCCCCTATAGATAATTTAGGTAACTATGATGAGTGGCTAGGTACTGGACCTGACCCCTCTACTTGTAAAGGCGTATTAGGCTTAGCTGTAGAGGAAGGTAAATTATTAGTAACACAAGAGCCTAATGCTATTACTTATACACAGCATATACAAACTAACGATAACTATATTTATACTGAATAATGGATAAAATACTTAATATAAACTTAGAAACTCAGACAGCACCTAAAATTAAGGAAAGCCCAAGTAAGGAATGGATAGAGTTTGGTACTGAGGACAACGCTAATCTATATCCACAATTTCTTATAGATTTATTTTACAACTCAAGCACCCACGCAGCCATTATAAATGCCACTAGTGCTATGGTGGCTGGCGAGGATATAATATGTGAGGACGAGGATAGCCCATATTATGAGCAAGTGAAAGAGTTTTTTAATAGAGCTAATGGCAAAGAAACACTACACGAAGTAATTAAAAAAGTAGCTTTTGATTTTAAATTGCAAGGTGCTTTTGCTCTTAATATCGTATGGTCGCAAGATAGAACAAGGATAGCTGAGATTTTCCATATCCCAGTAGAACGCCTTAGAGCCGCTAAACCTAACGCTATGGGGGTAGTTACCGAATACTATATTTGTGCCAACTGGAGTGATACAAGGCTTAATGAGCCCCAAGCTGTGCCCGCGTTTGATATGAATGATAGAACAAGCCCAAGCCAAATACTTTATAGTGGGCGTTATAGCCCTGAGATGGATGTCTATTTCGCACCAGATTATATCGGTGGATGTAACTGGGCTTTAATAGACCAGCATATCGCCGAATTTCATCTAAATAATATACAGAATGGCTTTGCTGGGAGTTACTTTTTATCGTTTTGTAATGGGGTACCAACGCAGGAAGAAAGATTTGAAATAGAAAGGAGTTTACAAAACAAATTCACAGGCACTAATGCAAGTGGTAGATTTGTACTTACCTTTAGCGAAGACAAAGCCCGTACGCCTGAGATAACACCTATAGCTATGAGTAATGCCGATAAGCAATACTTAGCACTTCAAGAGCTTATGACGCAGAATATACTTGTTTCTCATAGAGTGACTAGCCCTATGCTTATGGGTATTAAGTCAGATACTGGATTAGGAAATAATGCTGATGAGCTAAATAGTGCTTTTGAGGTTTACCTAAATACCGTTATTAGACCATACCAAACTACAATACTAAGCACTATACACAAAATACTTAAAGTAAATGGCTTAGATGCTGAAATAGGCTTTGTACAAGCAAAACCAGTTACAACAAGATTTACTATTGATGATATGAGGGCGGTTATGACGCAAGAGGAAATAAGGGAAGAATTGGGGCTTGCACCTTTAGAGGAAACTGAGGTAGTAGATGAGATAGATTATAATAGCCAAAAGCTAAGCCACCAAAGTAAGTTAGAAAAATGGATAGAAAATCACGGCGAAATAATAGACGAGGATAGCGAATTAGAGTTAGTTAGTGATGAGCAAGCAGGCTTAGAGGAACAAGGCTTTGAAGAGGTTTTAAATGAAATAGCTTATACTAAGCTTAGTAAGCAACAAAAAACTGAGCTAGTAAAAACTACAGCCCCTAATGGTAGGGTAGATAGTAAAAGTAAGCAAGATGGGCAAAGTAAGCAAAGTGAGTACCAAGATGTATTATATAGAGTAAGGTATTACTATAATAGGGATAAAACTTTAAGCTATAAAAGTGGTAGTAGTAGTAGGCTATTTTGTAGGGCTATGATGGCGGCTGCTGATAGGGGTAAGGTATATAGAATGGAAGAAATAGCACCTAAAGCAAGTGGTGGTATAGCTACTAGCTTAAGTGAAATAGGTGCTAATAAAGGATGGGGTAAAAAAGGTAGTAGTACTAATTATGATATTTTCAAATGGAAAGGCGGTGGTAATTGTCATCATAGGTGGTATCGTAAGATTTACAAAACAAAAGTAGGGCAAAGAATGGGCTTAGATGATGCTACACTTATTACAACTACTAAGGCTAGAAGTGAGGGCTTTAAACCTGTGGCTAACCCTCAGCAAGTACCAGTAGCACCCGCTAACTTACCTAATAAGGGTTTTGTTACGCCTGAGTTAATTAAAAAATATGGATAAAAAAATAATATAATATGGCTGGATATGTCTTATTCATCAGTGAAAATAGGTTAAAAGAGGCTACTGCAATTAATGGCAATGTAGATGTAGATTATTTACTTCCTTATGTAAGAGTTGCCCAAAAAAAATATATAGAAACTAAGCTTGGTACAAAATTATTTGAAAAGCTTAAAACTCTTATAAGTACTGGGGATATAAATTTGCCAGCTAATGCAGATTATAAAACTCTATTAGATGATTATATTTCTGACCCTTTGGTGCACTGGGGCTTTTTTGAGTGCATACCTTTTTTACGCTACAAAGTACAGAATGGAAATATATATGCTAAAACAAGTGAAAATGGCGAGGCTTTAAGTAGAGAAGACGCACAAGATTTAAGAGAGGAAGTCAGAAATACCGCTGAATTTTATACTGATAGGCTCATAAGTTGGCTATGTGCTAACAATACTAAGGTGCCTGAGTATAACGAAAATAGTGGGTGTGATGAGGTATGCCCTGATACTAATAGCTTTTATAATGGAATGAATTTAGAAACTACTTTACCAACACAAGGAAATAAATATAGATTTAATGTCAACTAAAACCAACTATAAGCCAAAGAAAAAAAACGAACTGGCTTTAAAAAAGTATATAAAAAATGCAGATAAAAAACAGCCTAAGCGGGTTGCCAGAAGTAATAGGGTTAAATAGCATAACGCTAAGTGTAACCACTTTTACCAACATAGAATTGGCACTAAAAATTATACTTTTATTAGTATCTATAATTTATACTATTACAAAATTATCGCACCACTATAAGCAAAATAATGGCAAAAAATAAAGCTACATCTTATAGTAAAAATGGTAAGAAAAAGAGGCGTGGAATACACTCAAAAAATGCATCAAAAGGGCAGAATGCTTATAAAAAACAATATAGAGGACAAGGGAGATGACAAACCTAGTAAAACTAACATCTATTTTTAATCATATCAATATACTGGACTTGGTTAAAAGTGGCTTAAAACGCTTTAAAATGGCTAAAACAATAACTACAGACCTAAACTTAAAACACTTTAAAATAGCTGAATTTGATAGCCCAGATGAGGTGGGTAGTGGTGCTAAAATGGATGCTGAATTTTTAAAAAAATTAGACAAAGCCCGCGAGCTTGCAGGCTGTAAGTTTATTGTAAATAGTGGCTATAGAACACAAGAACACAATATGAAAGTAGGTGGGCGTTTTGGTAGTAGCCATAAGCTTGGCTTAGCTTGTGATATTGCATATAAGGGTAGTAGGGAAAGGTATTTGATTATGAGCTCAGCAATGCAAGTAGGAATAAATAGAATAGGCTTAGGTACTAATTTCATACACTTAGATTTAGATAAAAAAAAGGATAGTAAAGTAATATGGACATATAAATACTAAATAAAATGGCATACAAAACTAAAACTACAAAAAAGAAAAAAACTAAAACACCAAAACCTTTAACCTATTTTAGTAACCAACAATTTATAAGCTTTAAACTTGTTAAAGGTAAGCACACAATAGATTTAGGTACTGCTTTGAATAGTGGCAAAGAGGTAGCTATATATTTAGAAATGCAAAATGAGGATACAAACGCCACTTGGAGTATTGACGCAATAGCTGATTGTGATAACTATTGCCAAACTAGAACTATACCAAATAATGTTACTACTAGTTGGCACCATATTAATACTAATACTGATACTACTACTACATTAAAATTAAATATAAACACCACTAGCGACCATAAAGAGGCTAGGGGATTAGCTAAAATAAGAATTTATTAATCAAAATTATATACAATGTTTAAAAAATGGATTTTAACTCAGACAATAAAAAAAGCTTTAGGTAGTAAGAAATTTCTATATACTATAGCTGGTATAATCGTACAACTATTAAGCGATACTTGGGGAATAGACCCTGAGGTAAGTCAAAGCATATTATATTCTACAATCGCCTTAGTACTTGGACAAGGAATTGCAGATAATGCAAAGAAGTAATAATAGGTATAGATTAAAACCGAATGAAATTGAGGTAATAGAAAAGCTAAGAGCAAACCCTACACGCAATGTATTGTGTATAGGAGATTTACACGAGCCATTCAGCCTTGATAAATATCTAATTTTTTGTAAAGAGCAAGTAGCTAAGTACCATATAACGGATATAGTATTTATTGGCGATATAATTGACAACCATTATTCGAGCTATCACGAGACGGATGCTGATGGACTTGGGGGGCGTGATGAATTAGAGTTAGCTATAAGTAGGATAAGTAGGTGGTACGCTGCTTTTCCAAAAGCGACCGTAATTTTGGGCAAT